ATCTACGCGGCTTGCTTCTGTTGATCCATCAGGTGCTGCAAACCCTCCCGACGTTCTGATCACTCCTGAGGTTGCTGCCATTTGAGCGGTTGTACCACTGTTTAACATATTGTTAGTCCTACTCTCTTCAATCAACAACCCCAAGGACTCACCAGTCACGGGGTCATGGTCGAAGCGTGGAGCACCACTGATTGTTGTAGTGGTGGGGATGTAGGTGGTAGCAGTGGAGTTCTCTTCTAGTTGGGCTCCAAAAACTTCAACCTCATCTCCAACATTCAATAGTTGGACATAGCTTCTAACGAAATTGGAGGCGTTGTTGATCTTCGTAATCTCGAATCGTTGCCATTGTGTTGAGATTTGAACAACTGAGCTGAAAGCAACATCTCCCACAATTAGCCGTACTTCACTAGCCGTCCCCGTAGACCTAACCCAGACACTGAACGTATAGTCCTTGCCAGCAGTGCCTGCACTGGTTGTTTTGTTGATGGTATCTAACCCCGCTGACGGTACGCTGTATCTTCGGGCAGTATTAGTGCCATCGGGGGCGGCAACAACTCCCTCTAGCTGTGCATTTGTCGTGGCCGCTACCTGAGAATAGTCGCTATACGTAAGCAAATTAACCGGACTGGTCTTAATCAACCCATCACTGCCGACATACGTTCCACTACTGGCACGGCTGAAGGTGATTAGGTTGTTACCGCTTACTTTGTCGGTAAGAGATTTACGTTGTGCGAAGTTTAAATCAAGACTAGCAAGTTTAAATAAATCTACACCTGCTCTAGGAACAAGCAGATTTGACATAACAATCTCGCCACTGCTTACATCTAATAGTAAAGCGTCGCTGAGTTTAAATAAAGTAGAACTATTAAGAAATTTACCAGTGGATAGATTGAGATGTAAAGACATTAGATTTTTGTAATTGATACTACATTTAGACTTACGTCATAAACAATTGATAGTGTGCAAACAGTATTACCACTTGCTCCACCAGTTTTAAAAGTATACACTTGAGGTGTAGTTCCATCAGTTGGTGTTGCTGATGGACTAATACCTACATAATCATGAGGAGGTATAGAAAGACCACCAATATCTTGTACAATTTGTCCGTATGACATTGTGTTAAATAAATAAAAGTTTAAATTTTAGAAGTTATACTTAACACCAAACTTAGTGCCGTAATCATTTACGTCATCAAAGGTTGCTGCAACTTCTCCATAAACAGAAATACGTTCTGTTGCTTGAATTGAACCGCCAATCTTACCTGTAAGCTTTGTCTCTTCTTCTCCACCATCAGGTGCAAAGATAGAAGGACCAGCTTGTACGTAGTATGAACCTACGTCATTACCTGATTCATAACCAAGATGGAAATCTGTAACATGTCCATTGAAATCAGATCCAGTGAATCCAGCATTGTTTTCAATGTTTACGTAAGGACCAGCCATTACAGGAGTAGCAGCAATCAGGGTTGCGGGGAGGATAGCAAGAATTTTCATTTAAGTTTAGTTAAAAAAGAATAAGTGTATTTTGTACGGTTACCATGAATACCCCAGCCTAACCAGTAGTATGCAGCATTCATGTAATAACCGACTTGTTGATGATTAGTTTGAAAAGCATAAAGATCTTTTCTAAACCTCATCTCATTAATCATGTAATCAGTTTGACATTTAAGACCACTAGGATCTTCATTACGTTTAGAACAATGGTTGCCAAGACCAATGTAACGATGTTTAGATGTCCATTGAATTAAACCATAACCACCACGAAGGCATCTATCATAAGGAACGATAGCACCACCCTCGCATACGTTAGGTTTAAAATTAGACTCTTGTTGGATGTTACCCAGAATGACTGCTAGTGCTGTACGGTCTTTCACACCAGCAGAAGTCTGTAGTTGTTCTAGAACGTACTGCTGAGGCGCAGTACATTGTGGGCATTCAATCATTTTTTCTTAGCAGTTTTAGCAGCTCGTTTAAAGTTGGCAGCAGTAGGAGCACCTTTGCTTCCTGGCTTACGCATCTTTTCACCTGAGCCTTTTGCGATACGCATTTTCTTTGCGTGGATGTTAGCGTAGAGACCTTGTTTAGCCATTACCAAACTCCAGGGATTAACTGACCAGTTAGTGCATACGCTCCAAGCGCTGCCATCACACCTAGCATAGCTAGGCGACCGTTAAGCATCTCAGCTTTTTCGTTATGTGTCACAGTGTAGTCTTTGTCAGTGTACATGGTGGGTTCTTTAGCAAAAAGGTTTTGTTGTCCGTGTTCGTTGGTGGTAACAGTCATTAGAATGCGATGTCAGAGTTTTCTAGTTTACGCATAATGTCAGCTCGAAAAGCTGGATCACGATCATAACGTGGATCATTCATAGCTTGTACAAGTTCTTGTTGACTACGGAATGAATCTTCTTTTTGATTAGAACCTTTACCTGTCAACAGTTGACCTTCTTTACCTACAGCATCAGTATATTTACCATACAATGCTTGTACTGCAAAAAAGATTGAATTGGGATTACCATCTGCCATAACAGAATCATACATTTTAACCTCTTCTTTAGAAAGAGATTCTCCAGCCCAATTAACCATTGTTTTATAAGCTTGTTGACCGCCAACCATTTTAAACAATTGCTCAGCTTGTTGTTCAGAAAGAACTTCTTTGCTAGATTCTTCTTGCTCTTCTTGGTTTTCTAGTACTTCTTCGGGGGCTTCTTCTTGTTCCCCTTCTTCACTGGTTTCGGGCTCATTTCTTGATGCTCCTAGTTTACTTTGAAGTTCAAGGTAAGCTTGTTCTAGTGCTTTTGGATTTTCAAACTTACCTGCTAATAGCTGTTGTTGTTCCCCTTCCAAAGACTCGGCAACAGCTAGAGAGTCTTGCTCATCAGAATTCAAAGAAGGCTGATCAGCGGGGGTTTCATTCATTGAAAGGACTTCTGCCATATTATTGTTGTGGTGGTTGTTGTTCTTGTTGCATCATTTCAGCTGATGCTTGTTCGCGTTTTTGCTCTACTGAAGCTAGTTGACCAGCTTGTTGAGCCATCATCATTTGTTGCTGTTGTTGAGCAGCAGCTTGTTGTTCTTGCTGAATCTCTTGCATACTCTTAACAAGATTCAATACATCAATACCTGATGATGCAGCCAAACGTTTGACAACTTCTTCAGGATTAATGTATTCTTGAATAGCTTGTGGTCCCATTGTTTGCGCAATAACAGTAAGGAACTGTGAAAGGCTTTCACGATCTTGACCACGACCAAGTGCATTAATACCAGCTACAATAGTAGGCTTAACAATGTCACCTTTAGGTAGACGTGGAATCTCACCTGTCTTTTGTGCAACAGACAATTTACGATTCAAATAAGGTACAAGAAATTCAACAGTAAGTAAACTAAATAGTCCACCTAATTGTTGTTCTAGTTCTAGCTGTGTCATCCGTACTTCTTCAGCAGTAGTACGCTCACTATTCCTTACATTAAGAATAAGGAATGCATCACTAATTCGTTGTGATAAACCTCCTACCATTTGATAAGCAGTTTGAAAGTCAGCCGTTTTACCAACTTGTATTACACCAATATCATCAGGTCTACCCTGAATGATTGCACCATTACCTGCTTGTGCAAGTGTCTGAGGCTTGGTTGTACTGGAGGGTGAAACGGTAAACACTACCTTAGCAGCAGCTGCACTACCTTCTACAAGAGCTTGTGACAGAGCTTCAAGTGACTTCAAATCACCCATGAATTCTTCGACACGTCCGCGTCCATATGCTTCACCATCAACATGGTTAAACCTAAGTGCAAGCCAAGGGTTAGAGTCAATAGGTGCTTTACCCATTGATTTAGGAAGGATCTCATTATAAACTTCCTGATGCCAAACCCATCTGTTGTTGTCTAGAATTACGTGAGTATAAATGTCACATTCATCAATTGATGAATCATTTACATTTTCCCAATTGCTTTTTGAGTCAAATGATGGATAATTTTTTTTGAGTAATTTTTTAGAGATTGTTTCTTTTGTTACAATTTCAATAACATTACCACTACCATCTCTATCTACAACATAGCGGTTTAAAGGATATAGTTTAAGACCATCCTTTCCCATGTAGATAAGAGCATTACCAGCAACGACTAAATGCTTTAGTGCTTGATGAACAACAACACGATCTGTAGAAGCCGCAATGGATTCCATAATAGTGCGTTCAACTTTAGCAAACGACAAATCAAGTTCTGATCTGATGTTTGGTCCTAGTTCTCCGGGGATATTAATATCATTAACCTGTAGCTTAAAGAAACTGGTTTGTGGTGGTAGCAAAGCAAGCATTAGTTTACTTGCAAGCGTCACCACACCTTTAGCTCCTACACTTTGCCACGGTGTAATGAGATTACGTGCACCTTTGTGGTATGTTTCTTCTCCACGGATTAGATAAGGAAGAGTCAGATCTGCTGCTTGTCTAGCAGTATTTAGAAACTGGGAGCGGTCCGAAGACAATCTCTCATAACGTGATTGAGCAGTCATTATACATTAATACCTAAACTAGAAGTAGTAGCTACTGTAGGTGCCAATCCTGTTGAAACTTGTGGTTTAATTTGTAAAGGTTTACGTTTAAATAAACTTGTACCACCTTGTGAACCAGGTAAATTAGAAATACTTTGAAGTTGCAATTCAGCTGTTTTACTGCCAGCAAGTTGATTTTGTTGTGCAGTCCTACTAGCAATTTCTAATTGTTTCAAACGTTCCTCTTGTTCTCTAGCTAATCGCTCTTGTTGAGATTTAGCTTCAGCAGCTATCCTATCTAATTCTTGTTGCCGAAGAGCTTCTGATTCTGCCCTTTGGTTTTCTAGCTGTGCACCCGTAGAAACCTGTTCATAAATACCACCAGGTACACCAGGCTTTTGTTGTGGATTTAAGGTTGTTGGATTAGCATTTAAAAAATCTAAAATCTCTTGGTCTGAAAATCCAGCTGCTCTATTAGCAACAAGATCTGCATCACCAAATTGACTAAGACCTTTTTCTTTAGTTACACCCAGTGAAGGGTTATAATATTGAGTACTTACTCCAGCCATTAATTCTCATCCATATATTGAATGACCCACTCAACGACACTACGTTGACCAGACCTGTACATAATTTTTTCCATTGTATCTTCAGGGTTAGGGTTTACTGGTGGGAAGGATTCATTTAACTTAGACAACATAGCATTAGCTGTCATGCCACGAACATCAAGTAAATTTAAGTCAGGCATATTGT